TCCTGAGATAACAACATGAGGGTTTGCAAAAGACAAAAAACCTTGTGGTGTTGTGTGAAAACCTTTTGTTGAGAATTCTGATGAAAAGTTATCTCCAACTGGGATTATTGTTCCACTCAATATAACTTCTCTATGATTATCTTTTGATTGTTTTTGTATAGCAAAAGTCAAACATGGACCACCAGCAGAATATCCGTCACCCGTGCCCGCCTCTAAAGTAGTTTTATCATCCATCCAACCAGGACCTGTTGATATCGGAAATTCTACAATGACCTTTTCTAACAAGAACGGATGAGAGATTGCTGGTGAAAAAAGGTTTCTATCTTCTGCTTTGTAGCTTGACAGCCTAGTCATGGCTCCTGAAACTTCATTCGGGCCAGGATTTAGTGCCCGAATAAGACCGCCTTCGCTTGGCCTAGAACCAATACCAGATTGCCCAGCTCCATTCAATGCACCTGTCAAAATCATAGTTCCCATATAATTAAAAAGTTTTGACTCTTCATTTCCAGCAAGTGACAAAATGCCTTCGCTTGACCCATCAAGATGACTTGTTTCTAGATCTCGCCTTATCCTCTCCCAGGCCATTAGATCAAAATCGTAATAGTATATAGAAGAAGTATTTGGTGATAGTTTGATGCTGCTTGTTATCGGAAAAGAATATCTCAATGCTGTTTTAGATACTAGTTTGGACTGAAATCCTAAAGTTGTATCTTTTACAGTTGAACCTGTTAGATAAAAATCACTAGTTCTTCCTTGCTCATAGAGCTTTTTATCTTCAAAAAATGGAGTTTGTGGCTCTTCTCCTCCTGGAAATACAACAAATGGATCAGACACTCCCTTAAGCGTTCTGCCTATGACAGATATGTCAGTCTCTAAATCAGATGATAGAGCCTCAGAATTAACATTCAGTCGTGTTGGAAGATTAATGAGGGAAGAGTTGCTAAATATAACTGTTTTGGAATCATCAAACGATATAGCAAACCCTCCAGTTCTAGAGTCTCCAGTTCTCGCTATTGTAGGATAAGATCCTGTTATTGAATCCCTGATTCTGATGTCCACTCTAGGTGGCAGGCCTTTAAAAACATTACTTGTCATCTTAGTAGACCCCCAAAGGCGAGTGAGTCAGTCCCTTCCCTGTTAGAGTATATAAAGCCTGAAGTAGAAGACTTTGTACGATCTCTCAAAAAGTGATCATCTGAACTTCCGGTCATTGCCAATATTACAGAATTTATTTCCGTATTATCTGATGATACTAAAAATTTGTTATAAATACTTGAATCATCAAAAGGGTTGACAGTTCTTTCAGAGTCTCCACTAACTCCAGGAAGAAACATATTTACAATGGTATTTGCCGAATCTAAAAAATAATCAAAAGAATCATTTTGAATAAGTTCAAAGAAAGAATTTTTTACATCTGACTTCCCAAATCTATCAAGGTTTCCGTCCATAAGTGCGCCTTTGATCGATCTCTCGTATGGTGGTTGACTCTTAAAAGAAGCTATTCCTCGAATCTCTAATGGCTCAAGAGAACCATCAATAGGCAAAAAGTCTCCAACTAAAATTTCAGATCCTCCAAATTGGGTAGGGTCTTGCAAGTAAGTTTCAGATACGATTCTCTCTCGATCACTGAATGACGAACCTTCTTCGAATGGCTTTGATTGATCGAAACTTATTTTTTCTAAATAGAAGTCAGGATCTCCTGTTCCCATTTGTGGGAGAATTGAAGCATTTCTTTTTACCTTACTCCTTACAGATACTCCTTGCGATAGTCTTTCAAACGAAGAAATATCAATACCTCCTGAGACAGGTTGATCCACTACTCTTATTGCTGGTGCTTCTATGTAAGGTTCGATAGACATATTAGTATTTCTTTACTACTCCTACAATCTGTTGTAATAGTATAGCACCTTTTTGAGTATTTCTTTCTGATGCATTTAGGTATTGGTCAACATTCAGATTTTCATACTTTGCCCTTTCAAGCATATGACTTTCAATTACGAAGTTTACACCTCTAAATTTCGTCTTTCTTGGTAATAGTGCTTCTATAAATGTTCCAATACTTCGATCAAACCATTTGAAAAATTCGAAAAATGACTTGAGATTAATCTTTCCCGTCAGTCTATTGAAATAGATTTCTCTAAGGTTTTCTAGACCAGGGTAGTCAGGGGAGAATTGAAGTTCAGGATCTCCTAAAATATTGTCTAAAGACTCCAGAGTGGAGAATATGTTTACCATGTCCTGATCTAAGGCATCGACTATACTAAAATCGATTGTAAATCTAGTATCGTCTTGAGGCATTTCATTAGCGTCTATTTTGTGAACAGTTCCAAAAGTAGCGTTGTTCTTTTCTGCTATTGAAAAATTTTGATATCCTCGTGCTCGAACCTTATTTGTTGTTGACGCTTCATCAAATTTGGGGGAAATATGCGCAAAATAAAATGTTTCTGGCTTAATCACGTCCTTAGTAGACTCAAACCCAGACCCAACTAAGTGAAGGTCATTTTGAGAAAAGTCAAACACCAATATATTTCCGCTTGCATCAGATCCAGTCAAAACCTGATCTGTTCCTGCGTCGATCCTCAATCTACCAAATGACCCTGATGCATCTGTTACGAAATTGAAGTTAGATAAAGGATCCTCTACACCAATAGACTTAAAGTTTCTAACATGCTCTCTCCACTCATTTTTAGATAAGCCTTTTGACCAAAACCTTACTTGGCCGACCTTTCCTTCAAAAGATACTGTCCGTGCAGCTTCAGGAGCTATGTCCGTATCTGATAAGTACAAGAATCCTGATCCAGAATCAAAAGTGTCTTCTCCAATAACTAATCGAGAACCGAACTGGTTCATAGTCGATGACAATATTTCTTGAACATCATTTCTTTCATTATTTGAGTGCTCTAAAAAGAATGATGAAGTTGTAAATTCCTCTACAATTCTTCCCCGATCCGCTCTCGCAGCCCTTAGGAAGAATGAGGAGCTTACATCTGATTTTACAAAACCTGACTCAAGATACTCTGATGGATCATCATTTCTAAAGCGGCCAGCAGAAATACTCCATTGATTTCCGTCGAATACATTAACTCCAGTAAGCGATAACTGTAAAAGATTTGAATCAGAAGTAAGATCACTAGAGGGACGAGCAAACACCGTAACTTCTTCTGAACCAGATATCGCAAGCATATTGAAGTACGGGATTTCTCCACCAATAAAATCCGATGTTGTTCCTGTAACAACCAGCCTTGCCAAACTCTGAGTTGTTGCCCCAACCCTTCTATTTTTGGGAAACTTATAAATACCCTCAATTGTCCATGAGCCTGATGTAAATAGGCCGTCTCCGACGAGTGGAGAAATTCCATGAAGGCTACCATTACTTTGCATTGTCCCACTAGGTTCAGGATACCCCACTTCAATTCTAGACCCAGACAAGAAAGGGCTCTTAATAAGAGATGTAGTTCCTGACATATCAAGAAATGTTGATACCTCCGTCCTTATCTCTCTTTGATTTGAAAGATTTCTTTTTGTAGGACCGCCGAATTCTCTGATTCTAAAGTTAGAGTCTGGGTCTATTCCTATCGCCCTTATGAATGACTTTACGCTATGCAAAGTCCCCTTCGATCTGACTATCTCTTTTAAGTTTACAAGAATTCTTCTCCAAATTAGATTTTGAACATTTTGCAAAGAAGATGAAGAGCTTCCAAAGTCATTTTGTAAATTTTCTGCGTCTATAAATTGTTCTACAGAAGATCCGTTGAATAAGTTCGGTAAGGAAAATCCGTAATATTCTGCTATTTTTGGAAGAAGCTGATCTGTTGCAGCATTTCTCCCATCGTAATTGACATGTAAGGTTTTTCCAAAGTTGTCAATCATTATTTTCATTTCATCAAAAAACTTTGCCCAAATAAACAATATTGATTGTAATAATTGAGCTTGTCCAGTTTCTCCTGTTCCAGGCAAACTCTCACCAGTATACGCATCAACTAAAGTACCATCTACTGTTTCAAAAGCCTCTTCTGCTCGGCCTTCAAGGAAATAGTGTGGAGGAACAAGCTTTGTAATAACATTTGGATTTGAAGAATCATATCTTGTTGCAGAAGAAACTAAATCAACATTGTAGTCTATAAGAGGTTGGTAATTTGGAAACAATACAGGATTCAAATTGATATTCTCTGACAACATTGGATTCGCTATAGAGCTAGTTGATCTCAAAAGTAGACTGAACCCATCCTCACTTATTTGTGAATGCAAAGAGTTTCCAGAAGAATCAAGAACAACTCTATTTGTAGATGTCTCTCCAAATGAACCCGATGGTTCATTAAATTTATAATAAAGAACAAGATCTGGTGTTTGGTAAATAGATTTTCGAGCAAAAGCTTTTTGTTGCTCTATTGTTCTGACATCGTGAAAGAACCTGAACTCATCGAGTGCGCCAGACAATGTTTCTGTTGGTGAAAATAACCCACTAGAAGTATCTATCGCAGAACCAGAACCTATATTGAAAGGAGATACTGTAAAATCAATTTGTCCAAACTCAATAAAATTATCTGACTCTACTGACAATTTTTCATTTACATAAACTTTTAACTGATTAATTCCTGGTCGTCTATTGAATGTGGCAACTAAGTGGTTGAATCTCCCCTTTTCAAGAGGTGCTATCGCCTCAAGCTTTGCAGAGGCCGAAACTGCTGTAAAAACTAAATTTGCAGAAGTTGTTGAAGATGATTCGGAAAGAAAGAGAGAAACGCCTTGATTTGATCCAGAAACCTTTTGGCAAATAGTCTGATTTCCATTAACTTGCTCAGGAACATATAGTTGCATCTCCCAAGAAAACGATTTCAAACCAGGGTCTAATACTGACTCACCTGTTTGTTTTGTAGATATTGATTGAAATACTGAGCCAGCAAAATCTAGTACAGGAATATGTGTTCCGCCGCTTGCTCCAGATGATCCAGAAAAGAAAAGGAATCCTATATTTTTAGGAATATTGTCAAATATGTGCTTTTCAAACCCAGTTAGTGAATCTATAAATTCTTCAACTTCTTTCCTAGTTCCATCAAAAGCAAAATGATTAATGATTCTATCAAATGCTTGATGAACATTTACTTGTGCTGATTGAAAAAAGGTATGGTTTTCAAACTTGCTATAATCTAGATTTACTTGCTGGGTTGATCGAATTCCATCGCCAGGTGAGTCGTACCTAAAAGAAGATGTTGTTCCTAGATTTCTGTCACTTACCTCACTAAAGTTAATTAGACCAGTAGCCGTGCCTGAATCGACTACTCCCCTCACTACAGAGGGTTGGAATAATCCTGGGTTGTTAAACTTTAATTTGTTTTGTTGACTCATACTTCGACTCTAAACACTGCACCAATTTCATCAAAATCTAAAATGCTAGAAACACCAGTGTCTGTAAACTTCAGCTCTATTCCATAAACCCTACCTACTGGCAAATCTTCCATAAATAGATTGAAATACATTCCATTATTATCTATCGAAACTCTCGTTCCGTTATTGTCTTCATTGAATGGAACAATTATTTTTTTACTATTTGCATCTCGAATCTGATAGTACATGTTTGGAAAAATCAAACTCTTTTGTTCAATTGGTAACTTTGAAGCAACAAATCTAGATAAAGGGTTTTGTGCATAGATTCTAAATCTTGCCTGCTCAGTTGGTTGGTAGCTTCCACGATTATTCTTAATATTTACATTAAGGCGAGCGCGTGAGTTATCGAACGCAGATCTTTGAACAGTTTTTACAACTAAGCTTCCCGTAAAAAATCCCTGATTTCCATCTAAAGAGTGCCAAATTTCAACAAAAGTACCAGATCCAGCCGCGTCAATCTCTTTTCTTAATGATGAGGTAGAATTAGTATCGATAGCCAGATCTGCTACATACACTCCTGTTAGAAAGTTGTTATTTATAGAGTGTTGTGATGCTGTAACTATCTTTTCAAAATAGGTTGAGCTAGAAACAGATCCAGAAGTAAGTCGTAAAGCTAAAGAATTTTGTCCAGAAATCTCGGCGCCGTTGAATATGATATTTGCAGGTACTCCAAAATGAAAGTTGTTTAGAAACAAAGAACCAGACAGATCAAAGTAAAAATTTAGATGATCATCTTGAATTGAGTCATCAAAAACAACATCTATAATAGGTTGAAAGCTCGGATCGTTTGCATGTCTTGAAACAAATCTCTTAACAAACCTTGATTTTTGATCGGTTTCTTGTGTTCCTGAAAAGCTGATTCTAAATCCATGATCTGGTATTAGACCAATTAATGTGGCAGAAAGAATCTCTGTTACGTCTATTTCTAAGTCTTCATCACCTGTAGTAAACCTTTGTGTTACAAACAAGTTCTGCAATCCTGACCCTATGTTTCCAGTCTCTATGATATCAAGACCAGTGGAGCCGAGCGTTCCACTCGCTGAGGCGCCTTCAGCATTCCATACAGAGCTTACAGATGCTGTAATAAAGTTGGCAACGTCTAAGTCCCTAAAGACTCTCACGTCCCTTCCTATGCCCTCATCGAAGGATTGAGATAGTGGAAAAACAGCTATTGTAAAATTCGATGGAACAGTGTGTCCTTGGGACACGTCCTTCATCTTAAGCGTAGCTTTAAAAGTATTGTCAGAAAGGTCTAGGATCGAGCCTGTAAGGCTTCGAAGTGGATCTAAATCAAAGTGAATCAGAAGTCTTGATATTTCATCTACATTATTGACGCCAGATATAGAAGACTCATCATAAAGCTTGAATAAGTCAAGTGTTCCAGCAAGACCGACATTTGCATCCGTAACTCGACTTCCGTTGATTACCTTATTGGTAATCATTGTATCTTTATCAGATTTTAATCTTTTATACATTAGACTCCATTTCCTGATATGTCAAAATTAGGGTACTTCAATTCAAATATTCCACCATCTGGAGGGAACAACATTCCCTTCATTGTATTTGTTGATACATTAATTGTATTGCTACTATATAGTCTTTCCTTAATTCTGCCGCTAAGATTTCTAAACTTTAAGTTTGTTACAGAAATGACACCAGGATTATTGAACACTATATTTCTTACATCAGAGATTCTTATTGGTTGATCTATTTGGAAATTTCCAATAATAAAGAATTTCTGAAGTCTTGAAATTATTTTTTGAACTATAAGGTTCTTATTAGTTAACGGTTCTGTAACTATCTCAAATTCAACACCGATGTTTACTACAGGTGCATCAAGAATATCAATCGCATCAGATATCATTCTAAATTCATTCAAGTAGGTAATTAGGTTTTCTTTCAGGGAATCAGGAGATACTGTGAGAGATCCTTCTGAGTCTCTACTGATAATGAATAGCTGGGCGGCTAATGGGTTGATTGGGTTTGAACGAACGCCAGCCCTAAAGACTCTTCCGAAACTACTTGGCATAGTATAAACTCTTGCTAAGAGGTCTTCTCTTGTTACAATTCTTGACTGAGAATTTCTAGCAGAAGGAACCTTTGTTTTCAGCTCATTTATTGTTGGGGCATTTTCTCCACCACGTGCAGGAAACTCATTGTCGACAGAAGTTGTTGCTCTTACTTGAGAAGCTATAGCTGCTTGAGGAGTACTAGGAAAACTCATCAATAGAGTAGATATGGTCTGTATTGTTGTAGATGACACATTGTGACTCAATCCACCACCGTATCTGTAAGTTACTGAAATCGTTACTCCCTGAGGGGCAATTCCCAAAGTTCTTGTATCTAACAAACTATTTGGATCAATCGAAAATCTTTGAAAAGTATTTTTTCCATAAAGTGGTACAGCGAACTCACTTGGGTCTGGGATTATGTCATTATCTAAACTGTTCGCGGTTCCACCACCAAATCGCATTGTTGAAAGTCTTGTGCTGATGCTTGTATCTAAAGTAAACCTGAATGGAGCTGGCGCCATCTCCAATAACTGCTCTACAAGATTGGAGTCAGAACGAGGATTTGGCATACCTTTAAACACTGTATCTTGAGTCAAAGACCCAACTCGATAATAAACATTTCCGTCACTATCAACAACGTCGCTTATTTGAGTAACATTTTCGCTATCAAGAGTAATTGTTCTAAACGGTACAAAATTGTTTGGAATAATAAATGTTTCAGTTCGAGAAAACCCAGATACTGCAAGACCTTTCAGGCTCATGAGTAATGTTCTTGGAGATCCATCTGCGTTTGTTTCGCCTATTTTTATTTCAGCAACGAAATTTCCGTCTTCGTTCTTTTTTGAAAAATCCAAATTTTCTGTCAATTCAAATCTTGTTCCATTGTTTGCAGCAGCTATTGTGCCCTGTAGGATAATGGGAACAGCTGTTGGGTCTGGCTCGAAAATAGCGCCAACCTTTACCGCTGGTATTTCGATAAAGAATGAAAGTTCAACAACTGCTGGTGAATTTCCTGTAATATCAACACCAGCATCCCTTATAAGATTTTCAATATTATCAGACTCTACAGCTGTATCAATAAAAAGCTCTCCAAACTGATGATCCAAATAAAATGACATAACATCGCCAGTATAGGCTGCTAAGTCTATCAACATGCCACCCATTCCAGCTTCAGAGAAGTCCTGAATCCTATCGGGATAAAATGCCCGTGCATACTGAATTAAATCAGATCGCAATGAGCTAAAGTCTTTATTTAGAAAATTCCTTTGACGAACAGGTAAAACCCCTTTTTTTGTATTAATAGGCATATATCATTAAGCTCCAATAAAGAAACGGGCTTCCAATCCTTGATTGGATATTCGAAGAGAAGGCACACTATAAAATATCCTTAAAACAACTTTTGCGACCGCTTCATTGTCGAAATTGTCAATAGTTCTTTCCATCTTATCCAAACTTACATAAGGCATAAATCTAGAAACAGCAGTCTTGATACGCGTAAGAAGCTCATTATCAAAAATATCAGAACTTAATTCCAAAGTTAATTCTCTCAAATTTGCTCCAAAATTATATAAACCAAGGCGCTCGCCATGATTAGTTAATATTAAATTTCTAAGATTGTCACGAATTTGCTTGCCAATATCAAAATGCATAGCAAATATCCCTTCGCTGCCTTGACCTAATCTCATTGGTGTTCTTATCCCTAATGGCCGATTCTCTAAAGGATTAGGCTGTTTAGGCGTAGTTGTTTGAATTCCAACGCTTTTAAAGTCATATGTTTTTACTTCTGCCATGAATTAAGCCTTATCTATAGTTATTCTTCCTATGGGACTTATTCTGAACGAACTTTCTTAGATGCTGATGAAATACTTCCAAAGTCTGCGGGTGGTCCTGTTGGTGGAACTACAGATCCTGGAACAAGTGCATTGACATATACGGCAATTTGAGTCAGCGCTGTTGTTACTTGGGAAATCCAAGCTAACATGCCAGGATCCGCAGACGCCTTGTCAGTCAATCTAGCTACTCCCAATGACGCATTAGCATTACCTAAGCTGATGGACCTCCCTCCTACAAGCCTAATGTTTCCTGAAGAATCCATAACAATTGCTGACTCTCCAGATCTAAGCTTTAGATCTTGCCTTGCATCAACCCTAAATTGATCCGTAATAACACCTAATGCAGGCTTATTCCCAATTGTGGGAGGTACTCCAGGAATCAACATTTTCATATTTAGGTCAATATCTGTTTTTGCAGATACATAAACCCTTGTCTTGTCATTTATGAAATCAGGGTCGCCCTCACGAACATTTTCTTTCTTTTTCCTTTTTTCTGGAGTCTTGTCAGTCTCTTTGTCTCCACGACTATTCTCAATAGACACAGGGGCTGTTGGAGTTCCCTCTTGACCATATCCAACCACGATATCTATTGTTGGAGAATTTTTCTTTGGAGGATCTGTGGCTGCGCCAGTTCGATCCATTCCAAAAACAATTCTAGAACCATTGCTTCCCTGAACAACCTTATCTCCAGGCCTTTTTGTAAATCTAGGAACAGCCTCCTTAATGATCATCTTATTAGATTTGGCTTCTTTATCTATTTTCTTATAAGAGTCTCCACCTGCTAAGGTGTGTTGTTCCTCATCATCGCCTCCATTTACAAAATCGGGTGGTGGTGGTGTTTCGCCAATAAACTTATCTCTCGTAGAAAGCCCATCATTATGTTGATACTTTCTATCTGCATGAGTAAAGTTTAGGTCATCTGTATCCATTGGCTGAGGCACTCGTCTCCACCAATACCCAATTTGATCGTTTACCTCATAATCAACAAAAAAAACAAATACGTGCTCGCCTGGCTTTACGGGCTCTGCGTCATAAATTCCCATTGGGAATAGTATTCTAGGAGAAGAGTCAAAATGATCTT